AGCGACCGCGGGCGGTCGAGCGGTGCCACCACTTCGGGGTTGTGGCTCGCGCCGGCATACTCACCGAAGAGTCCGAGCGTGGGGCCATAGGCGATGCCGCCTTCTGCGAACTTCGGGAGCGATGCCATGGTGGCAATCATTACGCCCGTCAGCGCGGCGGCGGCTGCGATGCCCACCCACGGAATTGCTGCGTGCGCGTTGAACGTCTTTGCGGCGGCTCCGGCCACGTTGGTGGTGGCTTCGGCCTTGTTGGCTGCGGTCTTTGCCGTAGCGGCCGCTATGGTGGTTTGCGCTTCGGTTTGCACCGCCTGCGCGTTGACGATGGTGGCGGTCGTTTCTTGCTCTTTTATCGTCTTGTTCGCCGCGCTCACCAAACCGAAAATGCGCATTACTTGGTTCAGCGCCTTGAAATTCTCTTCCATCTGCAGCACCGCGTTGAGCACCGCCGAAAGCTTTTGCCACGCCGAGGCGTTGCCGCGCAGTGTGTTGCTCAAACTCTCCACCGTGTTGCCGATGCTCGACACGCCGCCCCACGCGCTGCGTACCATACTAATGGCGCTGACGGCCTTCTTTTGAAGGCTCTTGTAAGTATTTGCCAGCTCTATCAAGTCGCGGCGCTGTTCGGGCGAAACGGGACTTGTGGTGTCGGCCAATCGCTTTTGTATGGCTTCGATACGGCTTTGGAGTTCCTCGATGCCGAGGGCGCGGATGCGGATTTTCATCTCGCGTTCTCCGAGTTGGCCGATCTCTTTTGCTTCTCGGAGTTTGGCCTGCCATTCCGCGCCGTCCTTCATCAGCTCCAATTTGCGCTGGTAGGCCGCGATGTCCTGTTGCGTGTGGTATAACTCGTCGCCGCTTTGTTTCTCGGAGGCGGTGTTTAGCTTCTCGATGGCGGCCGTTAGCTCCTTCACGGTGTGAAGCTCCTCGAGGCGGCCGATGCTGTACTTTTCGGTGGTGGCATCATCCTTGGCAGCGCGGCGCGCGAGGGCATATTCTTGCAGCTTGTCGAAATAGGCAGCCTCTTCGGCCGAAAAGTTGGCGGCGGTGATGCTCGAGCGGTTGAACCGCAAACCCTTGTCGCGCTCTTTGCGGTGGGTGGCATTCCAAACGGCCTCAGCTTGGTCGCGCTTCGCCTCAACGAGAGCGACCTTTTGCTCTTCGATTTGGTCGAGCTCTTTTTGGAAGTCGAGCGCATTTTGTGCACGCTCCTTTTCTGCGCCTTCTTTCTGCGCGTCGATATCGGCTTGAGCCAAGACCGCTTTACGTTCGCGCGCGGCTTTGATTTCGTCGGCCTGCGCTTTGTCCTGCGCCTGCGTCAATGCGTGAGCGTCGAGCGCTTCATTCTTCTGTCGGTCCTCTTCGGCCTTCACGGGGTCGACCTTGTGCCCGCCTTTGTGCCCCCCCTTGTGTCCGCCTTTTCCGCCGCTGTGAGAACCTACAGAAAAGAACTCCAGTTGCTTGTCGTAGTACGCAATTTTTTTGCGTAGCTCTGCAGCTTCTTTGCGTCCTGTTGCCGAGGACATGTCTTTGTTATCCAAATCGTCCTGCGCGCTTTTCTTCAGGTTCTCCCAGTAGGCTTTGTTTTGAGGGGCTTTTTCTTTTTTGTTGCCGGAGCTCGGCGGGGGGGGGAACCCCCCAACAGCGGCGG